ATTCGGCAGTAATTTCTTTCCAATTTTCTAGGTACGCATCTTGCATTACTTCCAAAGCCTCTGTTTCTGAAGCTTCAAAGTAATCTGTAAATGTAATACCTTCAATTTCAAGTCTTCTATTTTCTGTGCCAAAGTTGTACACTACTACTGTATCATTATTTATAGGTGTACCATGTACCGAATCTTTGACCCTTTTCCATAAACCGTCTTCTAATACTGGATGGCTTCCTGCAACTTTAATACCTTTATAATCATGAAGATCATTAATTAAGAATTCCGCCTTTGCAAAAATACTTCCACCGATAGCAACACGTTCACCAAGCTGAATGGTTTCAATTGCCTTTGAAGTACCATCGGCCATCGTAACCATAGTACCTGCTAGGAAACAACCGGTGCCGCCGCCAACATCTCCAACACTCAAGCCTCCTGAAACACTACATGATGGATCTGAGTTTCCGTATCCATTTCCTGAACAATCTTCAGCGGCCTCTCCTCCGCCGCCCCACCAGTTCCCACCATCACCATCGTTGTTAGAGTAGGTATACTTATTGGTTACGCTTTTTTCTCCCTCAATTTGAAGAATACGAGTAGACATATATTCCTTTTGAACCGTATCCAAATAACCAGTAGACATATAAATTGCGCGGGCGACGGCTAGAGCCTCGTTTTCTCTATCAACACTAATATCCAAGATCTTAAATAATCTTTTACCAGTCCTAAATCTAATAGATGATGTATTCGGAATAAAGAATGATCCAGTAACTTCGCCATTACCATCAGTTTGAAGAGTAGTAGATCCTGATGGATGACCTGTTGCTCTATTGTATAAATTACCGTAGTCAACAGGGTCATCAGAATAATATTGGAAAGATTCTGATCTTACCCAGCTAGCGACACTTCTGCCATCAAAAAATGCGAATACCTTAGAATTTGGTCTTAATCCTTGGGCTTTAAAGAAAATCTTCCTAGATCTCATAAATGGTATAACTGCAACATTTATTACTCTTTCACCGACTAATTCTGTAACAGTCTCTTCAGATACTACTTTATTTACATTTGTGATATTCTGACTACTAGTAGACTCATCTTTAATATTAGTTGTACTACCAAGCGCAAGGTCGTCTAATTCCACCCCACCCCAGTTCCATTGCCAATTGTTCCAGAGATATGCTTGAGTAGTATCTAATTTTGTCCCACCATCAATTACCTTATTAGCTGCAAATTCTATATCTCTCCATTCATCTGAAGCCGGTGATAGAGTAATTACCCCCTCATGTACTACTACAGAAAATGGATTAATTTGGATAGAATTACTAGCCAAAGATTGATCAATATAGGAATATTCACTATACTTAAGATAGATATTATCTCCCTTTTTAATTGTATTGGTAGAAGCATCAGAATCATATAGTAATTTAACATTGTCCTCGCTGAAAGTAGGACGTAGGAATTGTCTAAACGGATCTATTGAAGCAGCATAATCAGTGTTTCTAGTGTCCGCCAATGTTTGTGTTGTAAAATTGTCGACAAAGAAACCAGACTTAGTTCTATTAGTACCTGCAGAATCTAAGACATCAAAATTCTTAGTATCTAATTCAAGCATGCTAAATGATGTTAATCTTTCTAATTTATCAACCCTTTGTTCTAACTTAGTAATATCAGCCATAGTAAATCGTTTATGTTCGATTTTTTCTAGATTAATATCAGAGTCGTTAAGAGTATTAGCACCTAACCTGAAATTATAAAGTCCTAAAGTTTGATCAGGTTTTACGGGTGTATTAGGATTAGTGCTTGGGGTTCCTTGAATAAATCTAAGAATACCTTCAGTATCGATAACAAGTTTGCCGGTATTTGCTAAATAGTAACTGACATCAGCTTGAACAAGATCAGTAGGTTGCGGAAGTTCATTTATTCTAGCACCAGAAGAAGTGTTAGAATATTGTTCATTTGTATCCTGTATTGGTCTAAAATCTAATACATTTCTTAGATTAATAATATTTCCATTATTAAGCCGGTGGCTTGGTATTTGAGAGTAGGCCACTTGACCTGTATAAGAATTAACTGCAAAGAAATCGCCTGATGTACCGTGAGTAAAGTGCCTATACTTTACATGAATATTTCCGCCTGGCGCAGAGCTACCGCCTCTTAACACCATTCTACCAAGAGCGTAAAAATTATCTCTTTGACCGTTATCTAATATAAATCTATTAGAATAGTTAACTGAGCTATCACCCTTGTTAACAATTTCAGAAACATCAAATATGTCTGCTTTACCTAATGGTACGAATTGTGTACCATTACCGTCTGAATCGATTGTTGCTGTGATAGACGCGTTAGTTAAAATCTTATTTCTAACTGTAGCATTAGCTTTATTAACATATGCGTAAAGTTCTAAATTAGTTGAGCTAGCCGGTAAACCACTAATTGTAGCCGCCGCAGTTCCTGCCCCTGTTACTGATACCGACCCAGGGTAAATATCACTATCAGCATTTGCAAAAATCCAGTCTCCAGTATTAGTAAATGTTTCACCAGATGCTGATAACGAAATATTAGCTTCCCCGGAAGCATTTGTAGTAGTAGAAAATCTACGTTGTGTCGCTAGTGAAATATCAGTTAAAGTCTGGGGTCTGGTTTTTGGTAAACTAAATAATAAATTATTTTTTGCAGCTTCTTTTAGTACAGCTTTACCACTTTCTAAAACAGGGTTAAAGTAGTTTGTAGAACTTGTGCCAATAGATTTTACATTACGAAATGCCTGACCGGAGTTCATAATAATATCAAATAAATGATATCGATAATTAGCTCCGTCTTCAGTTACAGCTCTAACCCTTGCAGTACCTATCGTAGATCCACCATAACCAGTTGCCGATCTAAGATTCATTAATTCTAGTGTATTAATATTTGGTAATCCCTTTGTGTTACCACTTGGTGATACCAAAACATAGTTTCCAAAATCTGCGGAGGATACCTCATTTTGTATTGTACTGGTAGTAGTAGATTTACCAATACGTATTGTTGTAGGAGCATATCTAGCAGCTCTATATCCCTCAACAACTGCAATACCATCACTCACTTGTAATTGTAAAAATCCTGAATCAGAGTCTTCATCAAATTTAACATAAAAAGGCTTAACGATATAATTACCTGAATTTTCGAAAATTCTCTGAGCAATTACGTCATTAGGTACTTTGTATGCATCTGTTGATTCTACCGAATTATAGATTACACCTTTTTTAATAGTTGCAATATGTAAAAAGTTTTCATCGGAATCAATTTCTGATTCTTCTGCAATAATTAACCTAATTCGATATCGATCTGCCCCTGGTGCAGAAAGGTTAGGTGTTGACCCCTGATTATCGAAAAGTCCTGTATCATCTGCAGTTGTTACAACATCTTCAATAACTTTAAATCCGACATTAGCATTTGGTGCATCTGAATATTTCGAAATAATTTTATTTTGATCTTCAGTAAAGACAAAATACCCCTGCGTGTAGTAAATACCAGAGGCAATAGAAAATCTAGCACCAGTACCAATAGCAGGATTTGCTACCGTATTTGTAGTTTGTACTGTAAGTGTAGTTGATCCATTATCGATATTCTCTCCTGCTTGCATACGTATAGGAGTTGTGGTCGAAGAAAGTGAAGACGAAGTGCTAGTATATTGTACATATAATGTTGCAGGGTCAGTTGCTGTTGCAGCAACAACTTCAATAATTTTTGCAATAACGCCGGATGTTTGACCAGTAAAGGAAGTTCCTATTAGTGCTGCGGTATTTGCTGGTAAATTATTAGTAGTTGTATTTAATTTAATAAATTCATATTTGGAATTTAAATGTACACCACCAGGTTTTACAACAGCGCCCTCTTTAAAGATATTATTTCCAAATCTTTCAATCTGTCTTTGAATAATAGTTTGCATCTGCGTAAGTTCGCGAGCTTGCAAGGTACGTCCACTATTAAATAAGATTCTATAATAACCATCACTATCGAGGTGATCGTCCTTATAAGTATTCGAAAATGTTGCGCTAGTAAGTAATGTCGCCATTTGTTTTTACCTTATAGTGTAATAATAACTTTAATATCTTCAGTTTGATCTGCAGTTCTTGCTACTGCTGCTCTATTCTCAAGATAAAGTAGTTCACCACTGAATCTATTAACATCGTCATCATAAAAAGCATCTGAGTCTGCATCTGCACCAGCACTAATTAAAGTACCAGATGCACCACCACCAGTAATAGGTTCACCTTCGTTAAATTCACCAAATCCTGTAATTTCATTCTGGTGTGCATACATCTTATCACTATCTATATCATCAATAACTGCTTGTGCGCCAGAGTTTGAACCAAGAACTGTAACGTCCTTTGTAAATGTTGCTGCATCTGCTGCTGATGTTAAAAGTAAATATCTTAATACTTTACCAGTTGTAGCTGTATAATCTGAATCAGGTGAAGCATTATTCTTCGGATTTTTAATTAGCCCAACCTGTCTATAGTCTTGATCGTTAACGATCCAGTCACCGCCTTCAGCACCTGCTGGCTTGACATTAAACATAATTGAAGAAGATCTTAAATCTTTAATAGGATTATAACCAAGCCCAGAGTCAGGCCCAATAATAGCACGTGCTACAACGCCTGATCCGCCGCCACCAGTAAGAGTAATATCTGCATATTCATAGCTATGACCCATTACCATTGTACTATCTTGTGATGAATCCATTTCAATTTTAACAACTGATCCACCAGATACAAATGCTGTTGCTGACGCGCCTGTACCATTTCCTCTAATAGTAACAGATGGAGCTGATGTAAATCCTGTGCCGCCATCGCTTACGAAAATACCTAAGATTTGACCCTTTGATGCATTTTCTTGTACTGCCGCTTGTTGACCTTCAACTGCACTAATAACAGAAGATCCAGATGAATCAGTAATAAATTGAACAGGTAAAAAGTTAGCTGAAAGAAACTTACTTGATGTTGCTCCCGAAAGACCATACATATATTTCCAAACATAACCATCGCTTGTTGCAAATGCTTTAGTTCTAGATCCTACTGGCTTAACTGTAGATGGAGTTGCAATACCTGCTGCTGTTTTACCAGCCTTTAGACAAAGGTATACTTGGTTATCCTCTGTTAAAACATAGTAAGCATTTGATGGTGTTCCTGAAAGATCATCATCCCATGCATTATAGATTGTTCCAGTTGACCAATTATATCTTGGAATAACATATGAAACGTCTGCAATCTGTTTTACTGACTGCATAGCCATTCTAAAATTACGTTCAGCTCTTAAACTGTTTTCAGGATTAACTACTGTATCAGCACTATCCCATTGTTCAGAACGACCAACACCAACATAATATCGGTCATTTGCACTAGTAATTTCATTGTATACTGTATCAAGTAGTTGTTTCTTAAATCTATTTGTTACAATTGCAGCCATTTTTATTTCCTATTAAGTAATTGTGATATACGAGTCTGAGGTGTCAGCAATCATATACCAATCATTTCCTGACCATATAATTTGTGTAGCACCATATTGTGCAATCGAAAAAGAAGTACCTTGCGCAAAATTAGTTGGAGTTACCGTTGCCAAACCAGAATTCTGATTAATCATAACTTTCATCTCACCGGTAACTGTACCATCAGCAAGAGTTGCAGCCAAAGCGGTTGATTTACTAAAGATAATAAATGATCTTGAAGTACTAACAGCACCATTTGCAGTTTGTACTGCATGATTTAAAGCCATTTTACTAGGTCTAACAGCACCTGTGCCCTTTGCAGTTAGATTCAAATTAATATTTGTATCAGTACCAGTAGAAGAAATATTAGGGCCACTAGATGCAGCAGCATTGGCGATAGTAATCTGATTAATTGCAGAAGTAGTAGCAGTTAACTTAATTAACTGCGCTCCATTCGAATCATCTATTCTACTACCAATTGTAGGCGCAATAATTGTAGGAGCTGTTAATGTTTTACCTGACATAGTAGATACTGATGTATTTGTAACTAATGTATCACTATCAGAAAGAGAAGGAAGATTTATGTTAATGTTTTTCGACATTAAACTAGCATCAATCGGTATGAACGAATAAAAATATGTAGCGCCGCCGGAATCGGCAATGTCTGGATGTATTAGCTTTGCATCACTTATTGTTTTATTGGCCATCGTTTGAGTAGCACTATCAACAATAATCTCTCCGGTATAATTAGGGATTGTAACCGTACGATCCGCAGTTGGATCCTCTACAACAAGACGTGTTTCGAAGTTATCAACACTTGATCCTTCGAAGATAATTCCATTACTATCAAATTGAATACCTGGCATAAGTATATCACTATCGCCACCGAATCTTTGATAGATCTCTACAAAATTTTGGTTAATCTTAGTACCACTCTGACGAAGGGTATCACCAGTTCCGTCATTCGCATTTGTACCGATATTAATATTTTGTCTTGTCATTTTCGATCCTATATAGAATTCTTAGTTCTATTTATACTAGTAAGCAGAGTCACTTGCATATCTTGTGAACATATTATTGTCCATAGTTTCTAAAGAAAGTGACATAAGCGGGGTATTCGAATCTGCGCTGTCATCCATAGTAAACGAATTAGGACTAATAAATTCAGCAATTGACGAATAATAATTATTAATTTGCTGAGCCGTAAGGGTTGAATAGAGATTTGCTAATTGATCAATATTATATCTAATTCCTACGCCCTCCGAATCTGTAAGTCCTGTTGTTGAACTGAGTAGACTGATATCAATATTAGCTTCACCAATAAGACTAATAAATGCTGAATCTGCCAATGCAATAGGCATATCATCAAATCCTAGATCTGCCTCGCCTTCTACAGCAACAATACCCTCAAAATAAAATCCTGCTGGATGTGCAAACTTTTTATATAACTGTCTATACGTCGGAACACCAAGTCCAACCTTAAGAAGGATAGAAAAGATCTGATATCTTTTATAGTCCTGAATAAATTTCTGAGAATCATAACCAATTGCATCTCTACCAACAGTAAAAATATCTACTTTAGGATATAGTACTTCTACCTCTTGTTGAAAGAATGCTCTAAAAAATTCCTCTACAGCAAATCTAGAACCTTTATTTCTATAATGATCAGCAAATCTTC